CCTCAACATTCTCGACCCCGCCGTGGCCGCCGCTGACACGCTTGAATCGCAGACTCAGGTGCTGGCTCGCAAGATTGGCAACGGCTTCCTCAACATTCTTGACCCCGCCGTGGCCGCCGCTGACACGCTTGAATCGCAGACTCAGGTGCTGGCTCGCAAGATTGGCAACGGCTTCCTCAACATTCTCGACCCCGCCGTGGCCGCCGCTGACAACATTGACTCCATGCTTTCTGGAAAAATACAGAACGAAGGCCAGGCAAAGCAGCGGTTGCAGCAGCTTATTGCGCTTTCAACTCAACTGGACTCAGCCGGCAAGTCCGTTGTTAAGCCGCTGGTAAGCGCCGTCGCCTCTTCGATAAATTCCGGCGACATCCCAAAGGCCGTCGCCGACATTTCACGCCTTGAGTCGGCATTGGTAAAGCTTGGCGTTAACGTGGGCCGAGTAAGCGCGGGGGGCGACGTGAGCCGCCGCGGCATCGACAAATTCTCGCTGGGTCTGAATCAAGCCGCTTTCGCGGTCGATGACTTCATGTCGTCTACCGGCGGGCTTGAATTCAAACTCCGTGCCGTCAGCAACAACATCACGCAGCTTGGTTTTATCGTCGGCGGCACGACGGGGCTCTTTACTGCTCTCGGCGCGGTGATCGGCGGCCAGATTTTAGTCAGTTTCGTCAAGTGGGCCTACGAGACAGACCTGGCAGAGGCCAAGACGAAGGCGTTGAATGACGCGCTAAAAAACCAACAGAGTGCCGTTTCTGACCTTGCGAAGGCATACGAATCTCTGGCGGACTCAATCGCCAAAGCGGGGGCGTCTGAGATCGGGAGGAAACGTCAAGATCGCGAAAAGTCTATTACGGACATTCGCGAAAAAGCGGCGGCGGCGCAGCGAGAAAATGTCGGCAACCTGTCACCGGAGGTTGCCAGGATTCGTGGTCAACGGGCGCTTCTTGAGCAAAAACTTGAAAAAGAAGGCGACCTTGAGAAAAGGTTGAACATTCAGAACAAGATCGAAAGAACCAAGCAGCTAGAAAAGCAGGCCGTATCAAGAGGCGTCCCGGCACCTACGTCGGACGAGACAAAGTCGCAGATTGTTGCCGCGGCGGAAGAACAAGTCCGCCAAACGCGAGTTCGACTCAACAGAGCACGGGAGCGTGCGCTGCTTGGCGGCAGAGCGCCGGCGGGCGAAGAGGTTAACACGCTTGAGAGAGAACTGGCTGCCCGCCAAGCGGCACTGGGCCAGGCGCGGGCGGCTGCGGCGCCGAAGTCTCGCCAAGACAGACTGGCGGCACTGAAGGGGTCGCTGTCCGACGCAGAAAAGCAGCGAGAGCGGGTTGTTGTTTCAGGCGCCAGAAAAACCGAGATTGACAAGGTGATTGATGACCTGACTAACAAGATTCGTCGGCTTGAGGCATCGCTCGCCCCCGAGGTGCAGGTTGTTGTCGAAAGAATCACGCGAAATGCGATGAACATCGCGGATTCTCTTGCGGACGGCCAGAAAATTATTGAAGACGCCTTTGGCGGGAACGCTTCGGCCATAGAGACCGAGATGAATCGGACGGCCGAGGTGCTTGCCATGCTTCAACAGTCTGCCTCTGAGGCGGCGACCCCCGAAGAGGCGGCAGCTTTCCAGCAGGACATAGACGCCCTGAAGCAACACTCCGACGAACTCAAGACCGCCGCAATGGCGGTTCGCTCATTCTCTGACGAGATGAATCGCATCGCGGAGTCATTCTCTTCCGACGTCGCCAGTCGTCAGCAGATGGCTGAAGAGGCTCGCCGGGAGGACTTGCGGAAGGGGACGCCTGAGAGCGCGGCCCGACGAGATCGCGCAGAAGAAGAGGCCCGCGCAGCCACCCAGGCCGAGAGAGAGTTCAAGGACGCGCAGGCCACGGCTCGCGAGCGCATTGAACAGGATATGCTTCAAAACGGTCAGTCGGTCACCGACCGGATGCGGCAGATCGACGAGCAGCTTGCTGTACCCGCGAACGAAATGGGCGCCAATGGAATCAACGGCGGAACCGTCGCGGAGAGAGAGCAACTTCGCAAAGAACGCCGGGAGCGGCAAAACAGGGTCGACGCAAGAGTCGCCGCATCGCCGGAAGTCGAAGACCAGCGACGTCGCCGCGACAAGCAAACTAGGCGGCTGGAGCGCGACAAGGAGCAGCGAGAGCAGGCGTCTCGCGGTCGCGATCTTGCCAGAACTCCAGGCCAACGCGCGGCGAAGGATTTGAACGAAAGCTTGGAGTCGATCCGTCAGTTCTTCGGAGAGCAGGCCGAGCTAGGCAACGGACTTATTGACGAACAAGCGCAGCGCGAAGCAATGCAGCGGCAGATAGAAGAGGCCCGCAAGTCAGTCGCTCCAATGGTTTTCGATATGGCACAAGCTAGCGAGAACGCCATTCTTGGCGGCCCGTCTCGAGCGGCCCTCAACGCATCCGATGTGACGTCGATGGAGGGCCAGAAGGAACTCAATCGCTTGCTCCGCGGCGACGACTCGGCGAAAGACATAAATTTTGCGGAACTTCAGAAGCAGACCCAGCAACTGCAAGACCTCAACCAAGGGATTGATGACCTAAACGCCCAGCTTGCAGGCGTTGCAGCATAAGGAGCATTTGAAATGCCAGACATCAGTTACAACGTCGGCCTCAAGGTGGACAAGGACTACTTGAGCAACTTCGTGTCGGTCGCCAACGTGACCGCCACGATGAGTCAGGCAGGCATGAGCAGCGTCACGCTGTCGCTCTCCACGAACGTGACGAACATCAGCACGGCGAGCCTCTCGGCGGTCGGCGTTGCGTTTCTACGGAACCTATCGACGGACACCGCGGCAACCGTGACGGTCGGCGTCAACAGCGGAGCGACGTTTGTCCCGTTCGGAACGCTCCGGGCCGGCGAGCCGGCAGTCCTTCGTCTCGCCAGCGGTGCGAGTTACGCCGCCATCGGAGCATCCGGCTCGCGGCTCCGCGTTGACGTGACGGAGGGGTGACCAAATGCCAAAGCTAGTTTCTGAACTTGCGCAGGGCAATCAGTTCGGTCGGTCGGCAGACGGCGGCAATCTGGCCGACACCGCCGTTCGCGTGTGGAAGGTCATCCTCAGCTCGGCAGACGAGTCGCTGGACATCTTCGCCGCCATCGGCGTTCAGATCGGCGACCCGTACAGCTCATCGAATCAAGTGCCGTGCGTGAGCGTCGAGGGCCGCGCCGACGGCGAGAGCCGGCTCGTGCGGATCATCACCGCCACCTACAAGACAACGGCCGGCGACAGCGGCGGGGGAGAAGACCCGAAGCTCGTCATGCCGGAGCTTCGGCCGGCGAACTTCTCGACAAGCACGAGCCTATATGAGGCTCCTGCGTACTTGTGGAAGCGCGCCGGCCAGGTTGGCTGGGAGCCAGCCACAAACCCGTGCGGCGACATCATGGACGGCGTGTCGCGAATGGACGCCATCACGACGATTCGCGTGACGCAGTTCACTCCGTTTCCTGGGACTGTTTATTCCGCCTACTGCGGATACATAAACAAGGAAACGATGACCCTCGGGGCGTACATGCAATGCGAACCACACACGGTCATGTTTCGTGGCGTCGAGGCCACGCCGCATGTCGAGACGTTCGGCACTGTGGCGTATCGCGGCTTTATGAACTCCTATGAGTTCGCCTATAAGGCGAACAATGTGGAGGCTCCTGGGTACTCAGGCAAATACGGATGGGACTTAGCCATGCCAGTGACTGGTTTTAATTGCAAGGCATTCGGCCGGGACGATGCGTGGTCAAACGACGATCCTTACGGACAGCCATTGTATGCAGGTGACGATGGAGTTTATGAACCGTGGATTAACGCTCTCAGCTCGGGCGAAAAGGGGCGCGCGATGGTGAGGGTTGTCGATCACCAAACCGGCAAGGTGCGTCAGGCGCCATCAGCGCAACCGATCGCCCTGAACGAAAACGGACGGCCACGAAAAGACACCGCATCGCCAAAAGTTCTGATCTGGCGTGTTCAGACTCAGTTGGACATCAATCTCACTCAAACCCTCAATCTCCGCCTCGGCTAATCGATGACACGCGGCTTTCTCATCAGCGACGGGCTGCATCGCGACATCAAACGCACGATTGCGCGCGTCGATGGGGTGCCTGAAGGCAGCGGGCCGACGAAGATACAGACGAGGTTCGAGTCGCTCCCCGCCTCGACGGCAAAAGTTTTTCGCATCTGCACATTCACCGGAGCGTGGGCGATCGGCGGCACCAAGTCCGTCACGTTCAAGAACGTGACAACGACGCCCAACACGGTGTCGGTCACGAACTTGTTTTTCCCGATAACATCGACCGCGGCCAGCAGCACGAACTGCGCGATTGCGAAGGACGGCACCGCTTGGTACTTGATCGACGTTCCGTTTGCGACGGCCACGGCCGTTTTTGCACGCAGCACTACGTCGGGCATTGCCGTTTCATCAATGGCAACGGGGGTTTTTGTATCGTCTACGGCCACAGGCATCGCCGTTTCATCGACGGCCACAGGCATCGTCGTATCGTCCACGGCCACAAGCTCAAGAATCACGGACATCACGCTGTCCGCGACACTGGACACCGCCAACTGCACTATCGCTATTGGCAAGACCCTGACAACCGCTTCAAGCCTTTTCGTCACCGGAACCGCCACGAGCATTTTCGTTACCGGAACGACCACAAGCATTTTCGTTACCGGAACGGCAACAAGCCTTTTCGTCACCGGAACCGCCACGAGCGTTTTCGTTTCCAGCACTTACACGGCCACGTTCGTAACATTCGGAGGATGATATGGCGTGTTGCTGCGGGCCTTCTACGTGCTCTTGCTCTTGCCCATGCTACTTCAAGTTATACGGCACGCTGATAGATTTGGCTCATGAAGGAGACGCGGAAACAGTTCATGTACCTTATCCTTTTGGTTCGGCACCCACCGTCGCGGGCGGCGGTTGTTACCTTGTCGTGCCGCGATTTATTCCTCCGCCGTCGTGCGAAAACAATAGGCTAAAATTTTTATTGCAATTGCAGTTTGGCGGTACAGGGGAATGCCTTTCGCAAGGTTATTACAGCATTTGGTTGCAATCCGCAGAAGGCGCAAATTGTGATAGCGGGCGGATAACCGTAACCCCAATCGGCGGGTGCGGCGGAATGTCGTTAGAAGACTATCCGTTTGACCTATCTAGCGCGACGATAGAGCTAGAGTGTGGCGGTTGTTGCTGTGAAAATGGCGTACCCCAGCCGGGAAAAACTTACAAGGATTGCGCAGAAAGTTCTGGCACATGGGTGTGCGGAGAGCCTTGTCAAAGCAGCACCAACGACTGCCGCTGTTGCACGACATATAAAACCATATGCCGGGAGCGAGTGCATGGCACTCATCCCCTAACATGGGTCGCCGGGCGCAGTCTTGGGACAGGGGATGTGGAATGGTCCGACCCACCTGCGCTTCCGGTGAACGACGGCGCTCCCGGCACAATAGCAATCGACGCTGATGGGTTGCATTGCGGAACAGCGGCACCCGGACAAAACATCGTAAACCCTAATACGGGCAATAACTGCGAAGGAATCGTTGACATTCAGCCGGGCGAACAATACCTGTTCAGTCATTGGTATGACCGATGGCGCGCTGTGTCTGACTGCAGCGAGTGCGTGAATGATGTAGTGCAGACAACAGGTGTTTGTCTTTCTGGCGTTCAATTGCTTGGCTGCTACGCATGGGATGACTTTGCGTTGTCTGGCGTGCGTGACTACTTGTGCAATTGCGGCACGGTCAACCTCTGCGCGGACAACCCGCTGCCGTGATTACTTGCCACAAGCAATATCTTGTTGTCCGGTGCCTTCAGCGAGGCTACACGTTGGAGGATGTGCAGCCGTGCATCGTCAGCGAGGATGGCGATCAAGTCACGGTAGACGAGACGCACCCGGCGTACCCGCGACACGCCAAGACGGCCCCCGGCCCCGGCACGGAATTGAAAAAACTACTTGCCGGCTGGCCTTTCCACCTGGTCGCCAGTGCCGATTGCAAGTGCAACCAGCGCGCCCGTTACATGGACGCCAAGGGCTGCGACTGGGTAGAGGCAAACATCGAGGAGTGCGTGGGCTACCTGCGTGAGTCGGCCGCAGAGCGTGGCCTGCCGTTCGTTGACATTGCGGCGCGAATCTTGATAAAGCGGGCAATTCACAACGCCCGCAAGAATTCAGCATTGACCAAATAGGCTACCCACCCACAATATGTCTCATGCCAGAAGACCATCACTTCACCGTGGCCGGGGCGCGCTGGCTCCTGCGGTTCTGCCGGCTCAAGGGCCAAGCGGCCGGCTGGGCGTATCTGCCCGACGCCAAGAACCCCCACATGAAGCGGAAAATCTTGGTGGACGAGCGGCTGAATAACAAGCCACGCATGGAGACAATCATCCACGAACTTCTCCACGTCTGCTACCCGACGGTCAGCGAGGAGCACATCACCGACAGTGCCAGGGACATCGCCCGTGTCCTGTGGGCGCTGGGCTACCGGGAGACAGAGTGACGATGCCCAAGAAATCCGCGATTGCCGCCGTCATCAAGGCCCACGAGGACGCGCTGAAGTCATCGGCGACAAAGTCATGGTTTGATCGCCTGCCGCCCGCCTGCCGCGAAGAGATGGCGGAGATCAAGCGTGAGTGGCTTGGTGGCCGGCTGCAAGGAGTCCCTATGTCGGCGGTGTTCAAGGGTGTCGTAGCACGGTGCAAGGAGGAGTCATGGCCCGCGCCAAAAAGCGTATCGACAATCCATCGCTGGTTGCAGTCGAACGACAAGTAGAGATCAGTCGGGACGCCGAGGCGGCGAAGCTGAGAGACGAACTGACTTCGGTGCGGCGGAAGTACGATCACGCACTGAAGCAGTTGGACGCCGAGCAGCAGGCCGTCAAGAACCTGACGGCACTCTCAAACCTCTCAGCCAAGAAGTTCAGCCGCCGGCGACCGACGGGCCGGCGACCCGAAGCGACCGCGGTGCTCGTACTCTCCGACTGGCACGTCGAGGAGACTGTGGACGCCGACACCTGCCGGGGGCTGAACTCGTTCTCGCTCGAGATCGCCGACCGCCGAATCAAGCAGCTCGTCCAGAAGGCGTCGATGCTGATTGAGCATGAGAAGAGCCTGACGGGCATCCGCCGCATCGTCGTGGCGGCCCTCGGGGACTTCGTGACGGGCCACATTCACGAGGACTTGATCGAGATCACCTCGCTGGCCCCGCTGGCGGCGATTCGCTGGGCCGGCGAGCGGCTGGCCGGCGTCATCGACGCGATGCAGGAGATCGCCCCAGTCCTCGTCGCGACGGCGTGCGGAAACCACAGCCGCACCGGCCGCCCGCGGATGGCGACTGAGCACGAGCACAATTTTGAGCAGCATCTTTATTTGACGATGGCCGCCGCCGAAACGCGCAAGACCGTCGAATGGCAGGTTGGCAAAGGCTACCTGAATCTCATCAACATCGACGGGTTTCTGGTTCGCGCCCACCACGGTCACGCGATTCGGTTTGCCGGCGGAATCGGCGGCCTGACGATCCCGATGAACAAGGCCATCGCGAACTGGAACCAGGCTCAACGCGCTGATTTGGACATCCTGGGCCACTGGCACACGTTTGCGTGGCTTCCGTACCGCTTTGTCGCCAACGGGTGCCTGATCGGCCACAACGCCTTCGCCGACCGAATCAAGGCTGAGTACCAGCCGCCGTCGCAGAGCCTGATCATCATCGACCACGAGCATGGGCGGGTCACCAAGGTGCTGCCGATCTTCCTCAAATGACACAAAACGAAATACAAGCCGCCTGGACGCTGGTGAACAAATACGGCCCGCCGAACTCATGGACGGCGGCGAACGGGACGCTCGCTGCGGCCCTCGGCCGGGCGCTTGAGCAGATCGAGCGGCTCGAGTACCGGCTGGCGGTGATGGAGGAGCGCGACTCGCGGTTCACTAGGAGCGATCGACCATGCTGATTGGCTTGTGCGGCCCCGCCGGGGCCGGAAAGAGCACCGTAGCCGACCTCCTGCGGCGCCGGCACAACTTCGTGTCGCTGGCGTTCGCCGACCCCATCTACGCCGCCGTTTCGTTGATCACGGGTTTGACGGCAGATCAGCTTCAAGACCGCGGCACGAAAGAGAAAATCCTCGAGCACATCGGCAAGTCGCCCAGGTACCTGCTTCAGACCCTCGGGACAGAGTGGGGGCGGAACACGATCGGCGAAAACATCTGGGTCGATCTTCTGCTTCGCCGGCTGGACAAGCTGAAGTCATTCGATTTCGGGGTCGCCGTCACCGACGTCCGCTTTCCCAACGAGGTCGCCGCCTTGCGGGCCGCAGGCGGCGTGATCTGGAAGGTGGTGCGGCACTCGGGGTGTGTCGCTGGGGTCGCCATGCGGCACACCAGCGAGGCCGGCATTCCCGACGAAGACGTGGACGTCCACGTCACCAACCACGGGACGATCAAAGACCTTGAGGGCGCCGTAGATGCCGCCATCGGCGAATGTGGCGCGGTTAGAATGTAAGTACCACGGATGGTGCTGCTTGATGACGGCCGATGACCTCAAACAAGGCTTGGTTGACACGCTTCTGCGCGCCGCAGACAAGCTGGGCGTGCCGTGCGTCATCTTGGCCGTGCTGTTGTATTTCGGCCGCGAAGTGGCAATGGCGATCCATCACTCGGTCCTAGAGCCGGTGGTGAAGAGCCACGTCGAGTTTTTGGAGTCAACGTCCGAGACGCTGCACGAGATCGGCAAAACGCAGGATCGGCAGGCTGAGACGTTGCAAGAAATTGCCGCCGGCCAGCGTCGGCTCGAGGAAGCACTGCCAGTCAGAGTCAAAGAGCACGCCGAAACGAGGAACTAGGAGCCGGCGATGCCCACTTACGACCAGCGCCCTGGACGCCTGGGACTCGCGTTTCGCTCGGGCGACCGCGTTTCGACGCAGATCGACTTTGACGTGTCGCTCTCCGGGTACACCGTCACCTCGAGCCTCGTGAGCCTGGTGACCGGGAACGCCGTGCAAGCGATCACGACGAGCCTCGCCGACGCCGCGAACGGGATTGTGAGCATCTCTCTGACGAAAGACCAGACGGCCGCCCTTGCTGCCGGAACGTATGGATTCGTCCTGCAATGGACAGCCCCCGGCGATGCCGTGCGAACGGTGTACGAAGACTTCGCCGAGGTGACGTGATGGCAATCTCAGCAAACGTCACCAACTCGCAGATTTCTGCGACCGTCAAGGACGACAAGATCACGGCCTCCGTCAGTGCCGGCTTTGGGCCGCAGGGTACGGCGGGGTCGGCGGCCACGGTGGCCGTCGGATCAGTGATCACCGGCGCTCCAGGCACGTCGGCCAGCGTGGTCAACGCCGGCTCGTCATCGGCGGCCGTACTCAATTTCACGATCCCCGCGGGGGCCACGGGTGCGCAGGGGCAGGCTGGAGCCACCGGCGCTACGGGCGCGGCTGGCGCAGCGGCCACAGTCTCTGTTGGCAGCGTTAGCACGGGAGCCGCAGGCTCGTCCGCAAGCGTCACCAACGTCGGAACGTCGAGCGCCGCAGTCTTAAACTTTTCAATCCCTGCGGGAGCCACAGGTGCCACGGGCGCTACCGGCCCACAAGGCCCAGCGGGCAGCAATGCGACGGCCACGACGGACGCCTCGGCGCTTGTGACCGGCACGCTTCCAGACGCGAGGTTGTCAAGCACGGTGACAACCGCATTGACGAACGCTCGCACGCCGACGAGCCACGCTTCCACGCACGGGGTGAGCGGCAGCGATCCTGTCACGGTCGCGGTGTCGCAGGTGACGGGGCTGCAGACCGCCCTTGATGGCAAGCAGGCAAGCGGCACCTACGCAACGCTCGTCAGCGGACTTGTGCCGTCATCGCAACTGCCGTCATACGTTGATGACGTTATTGAATCCGCCAACCTCGCCTCCCTGCCAGCCAGCGGAGAGACGGGCAAAATTTACGTCACGCTCGACACGAACAAAACTTATCGGTGGAGCGGCTCCGCATACATCGAGATTTCTGCGTCTCCCGGCTCAACGGATTCCGTCACCGAGGGGTCGACAAATCTTTATTACACGAACGCGAGGGCAAGTGCGGCTGCTCCAGTGCAGTCGGTGGCTGGTCGCACCGGCACGGTAACGCTCACGAAAAGCGATGTCGGCCTGGGCAACGTCACGAATGTGGACGCTACGGCCAGAGCAAATCACACAGGTACGCAAGCAGCATCAACCATCACGGGTCTTGCCAGCGTTGCCACCAGCGGATCGGCCTCCGATCTGTCCGCCGGAACGCTCCCGGCTGCTCGGATTCCGGCGACTACCGTCACGACTGGCTCCTACGGCTCGGCATCGTCCGTTGGCACGTTCACCGTTGGAGCAGATGGCCGATTGACTGCGGCAGGGTCTACGGCCATCGCCATATCCGCAAGCGCGGTGAGCGGCCTCGGCTCGCTTGCAACGCAGTCGAGCGTGGCCTATTCGTCGCTCACTGGCACGCCTTCCACGTTCGCCCCATCGGCGCACAAAACAAGCCACGCTACCGGCGGCTCGGATGCTCTCACGGCGAGCGACATCGGCGCGGCGGCATCGTCGCACACGCACGCGGCGAGCGACATCACCAGCGGCACCGTGGCGACGGCGCGGCTCGGCAGCGGCCCGGCCTCCTCAACTACCTACCTCCGCGGCGACGGCCAATGGTCTTCCGTTTCGGCCAGCCCACCAGACCCTTATGAGTTGGGGACGTTTCCGCTAATCACGATCTCGGCGCAGCCATCGTCAACCAGCGTGATAGTCGGCCAATCGGCTACGTTCTCGGTGACGGCGACCGCAACGCTCCCCAGTGCAACGATTTCGTATCAGTGGCAATTATCGACCGACTCAGGGTCTACATACAGCGACATCAGCGGCGCAACGTCATCGTCGCTATCTCTCACCAATCTTCAGACCGGCAGCAGCGGATATCGGTATCGATGCAAACTGACGGCAAACCTGTCGCAGATTTTTTCGTCGGTTGTGACGCTCACGGTAAACCCGTCGTTTACCCCGGTGGCCGTTCTGCTCACCAGCGGCACCAGTTACACGGTGCCGAACGGTGCAAGCACGATGAAGGCGTGGGCGGTTGGCGGCGGCGGCGGATCGACCCTGTACGCTTATGGCGGCCAAGCGGGCGGATGTGCGTACAAAACTTGGAGCGTGAGCGGAGGGCAGGCTGTGTCATACGTTGCGGGCCAAGTTCCGACAACAGTTCGCAGCGGCTACGATTCCACGGTGACATATGGAGGCGCGACCATTACAGGCGCCGGCGGATCGCAAGGGAATGCAACCAGTGCCGGAGGTTACAGCGGCGGCGACGGTGGCGCAACGGGCGGTTCGCCTGACAATAACTTGACATACAACGGAGTTACAGGCGCTCGCGGTGGTGCTGTCGGCGGCAATGGCGCATCTGTAGCGTCCTGCGGACGACGGCCAATGACGGATGTATCGGGATTGATTGCGGCCCTGCAACTGGCTGGCGCAACAACGAGCGAGACATGCGCCAGTACCGCAGCCTTTGGCAGCGGCGGGTATCAAGGAAAGTTTGCGAATGTAACACCCGGCCTGTGCGGAGGCCGTGGCGGGACAACTGCCGCAACCCTTGCCACATCGCTTGGAACCGGAGGGGCCGTAGTGCTGTATTTCACATGAGCGAATTTCTTGTCTCTCCCGTCACCGGCAACTGCGTGCTGCTAACGCCACGCAGCGCTTCGCACTCCCTCGCTCGCGCCGCGCTGACGGCGTGGTATCCAGACGCACCCCCCCCCGAAGGTCACCCGGCTCAATCGCTGCCTGTCATCATTGACTGGCCCGATTGCCCTGTTGCCATCGTCGTTCGCAATCCCATCGAACGATTCCGCAGCATGTGCGCTCATCGCCCCGAGCGAACGCTTGAGGAGCATCTGGCAGAGCCGGTTTACGGCTCGCTGCCAAAAGGCATTTTCGCCAAATACTTCCGCTTTGAGGACGAGCTAGATGCCGCAGCCGAATGGCTCGGACTGCCAACGCCGCTGCTGCATGAGGACGCCACCGATCCAGCCACCAAGCCCACGCTCACGCCAGAGCAAGAGGCGCGCGTCCGCGAACTGTTCTCTGCCGACATCACACTCTGGGAGTCACTTTGATGGCAGTCATTCAGCAGCAGCGAGGCACCGCCGCAGCCCTGACGGCGACGAATCCCGTGATCGCGGCAGGGCAGATCGTCTACGAGACCGACACGGGGAAAATGAAAATTGGCGACGGTACAACGGCGTGGTCGTCGCTGGCCTATGTGTCAGGCGAATCCTTTCACCCATTCCTTTTGGCAGGCATGTAAATGGCAAACGCTTACAAGGTTCTCGGACAGTCCAACCCGTCCGCCAACACCGATACCACGCTCTACACGGTGCCTTCGTCAACGCAGGCAATTGCCTCGACGCTGTCGATTGCAAATCTGTCGGCCACGGCGACGACGTTTCGAGTGGCGGTGCGGCCCGCTGGGGCCACGCTTGCAAATCAGCACTACGTCGCCTTCGACGTTCCAATCGCTGGTAATGATTCTGCCCACCTCACGCTTGGCGTATCGCTCGCCGCGACGGACGTGGTGACCGTTCGAGCAGGCACCGCCAATGTGGCGTTCTCGCTGTTCGGGAGCGAGATTACATGAGCATCCGTTATGCCTCGTTGAGCAACACGGCGCAGCAGAGGACGCTACGGTCTCAGCGGCGGCAACTCTGGTATGCAAACGCCGGGAATACGTTTGTCGGCCTTGCGTCGTTTGTGAACGTCGCAACGGCGTCATCGTCTTCGTCAAAGGGTGCTTGGGCGCAAGTGTTTTCGAGCACTGCGGCAAACATAACGCACCTTTACATATCAAACCTGACGACCAACTGGGCCAGCAATGACGGATCAATGTTGTTGGATATCGGCATTGGGGCGTCTGGATCAGAGACTGCAATCATGTCGAATGTTGCCTTAGGCGGATACGCCTCTGCACTGTCATTCCCGATTGCCATTCCGGCTGGCTCTCGTGTTGCAGCGAGAGTGCAGGGTTTGCGAACAAGCTATAGCCAATACATAAATTTTGCCGCGAGCGCAACGTCTGATTACTCGCGATTTCCTTCTTCGATTGATGCAATCGGAGTCAACACTTCGACGCTGAAGGGCGTTGCTCTCAGTGGAGCGTCTGGGACATATACGGAAATCACTTCAGCGACGGCGAAGGATTACGAACAATTCGTAATCATTCCGTCATGCAATAGCACGACGAACGGCGGTCTCAATGGCACGCTGACGCTTGCCTACGGGTCCGCTGGCAGCGAAGTCGACGTTGGCTCCGTTGGCATTGCAAGCAACACAAGCCAGAACAATGTCTCGCTATCAAACACCGTAAGCGTCCTAAATGGCCGTTTCGCCCCAGCCGGAACACGCCTGTCTATCAAGCACAACCTATCTTCAACGTCTGGTTATGCCGTGTCGATCATAGGGATTCCGTATGCCTGACCAGTGGTACGCAGTCATCAACGCCGAGACGGGCGAATCCTATTCGTTCGGCACCGTATTGGCCGACCCGATGCCTGCGGAGTTCGTCGCCATCCCGCTTTCGGACGCCGATGCCGACGCGCTCAACAAGGGTCGTGGCTACTGGGACGCGGCAAGCCGTTCTGTAGTGATTCGGCCAGAGAGCGAGTGGCCGGTGACGCCGGAGGCGTGATGTTCGGTTGGCTACGCAACAAGACAACGGAACTTTTCGGCGGCACGCCCAGGTCATCGAAGTGGCCGAAGGTGCGGGCCGAGGCGGTTCGCCGGACGCCCTACTGCATCGCGTGCGGCCGGTCGAAAGACCTTGAGGCTCACCACATCCGGCCGTTTCATCTCCACCCGGAGTTGGAGCTGGATTTGGAGAACATCTGCGTGCTCTGTGCCGACCCGTGCCACATCGTCCACGGTCATCTCATGGACTGGAAGCGGTTCAACCCGACCGTGCTCGAGGACTGCCGGCGATACCGGCAGAACCTGGAGCGGGCCAAGGCTAACTGACCTTCGGCAAGATGTTCACGGGCGACTGCTGCTTCACGATCCGAGGGTCTAGGTACTTCCGCGTCGTGGCGGGGTCGGAATGATCAAGCAGCTTCTGGGCATCAAGGCCCGCCGCGGCGGCGTAGGAAGCCGTGGTCTTGCGAATGCGGTGGAACTTGCTCTTCCGTCCGTGCGGCAGTCCAGCACGCTTCAAGATGATCTCCAGCCGCTTCCAGACGTACTTGTCATTGCGATCCCACGGGAACACGAGGGCTTCCGGCCCGCGGTCGCCTTTGATCGCCTGCATGGCGTCGGCCGTCTGAAGGCTGCACTCGCGGAAAATGTCACGCCGGCGACCCTTGCGGTTCTCGGCCCGAAAAATGATGTCGCACCCGCGGACGTCCTGCCAGGTGAGCGCCATCACGGAGCCGATGCGCTCCCCCGTGTCGAAGCACAATAGGAGGATCGCGCGCCACCAGAGGCTGGCGGGGATGCCGGTGAGGATCACCCGCTCGCGGGCGGCGGCATCAAGCAGCCGCTGAAACTCCTCGACCAGCCAGCACTCCGGCACCCGCTCTGGCACTCGGATCAGCGGGTACGTCGGCCAAGTGTCCAGTAGCTTTCGCCGTGCGGCGAACTCGTGCATCGCCCGAAGCTGGCTGCGATCTTTCGCGGCCGTGGCCGGCTCGCGGGTGCGAGTCCGATGGGCCAAGAATCGGGCCACCGCCAGCTCGTCGGAAAGGTCTTCCAGCATCGCCGGCCGCCCCAGCGACTCGCCGAAGCTTGAGATCGTGAGGCCGTACAACTCAATCGTCCGACTACAAATGCCCTTGAGGGGCGCGTAGTAGTCGAAAAGAAATTGATGCAAATTCATGGTGGCGAACTCCCCAAAAAGTGCCACCTCCTTGCGCTCATTCAACCCCGCGTCGTGCGGGGTTCAACAATTTTGAAGACGCCGAGCCGTCAAAATCCATGCAGTTTGAACCCGCACGTTTTTCATCACACACGCGCACTTATTCTCAAATCTGGCACGAGCCGCTTTCTTGGCAGCACCGGCAGATTCCGCGTAGACCGAAAAATCGTGAGAATCCTCATACGTTCCGTCCGTCCAATCGATCACAACCGTGAATCGCTTTCTTGCTGCCATGACTGCCTCCCTGCTAACTTTTGCGGATCGTGCGGGCCACGGCATTTGAGTGTTGCCGCCTCCACTTCAATTGTCAACTCCGGTTAAATAGGCGACTATTGCTGCGGGAATGGCTTGTGCCGGTCCCGTGGACAGTTACGCCTAGCGGAAGGGGTTGGCAGATGAAAGACATCGCACTGGGTTCGTATGAGGCCGCGTGCCTCATGGGGTTGCACTTCACGCGACCGAAACGCTTGTTTGACGCCGGGGAGCTTGACGGACGGCCCCTGGACCCCGTCTGGGTGACGGAGTCGAGCCGGCAGTTCGTTGTCTACTCCGCCGCGTCGGCCGAGCGAAACCTGAAGGATTTTGAGGCGGGCCGGTTCGGCCCCGTCAAAAACCCGCGGGCCTACCTACACCTGCGAGAAAAGGTGCTCAAGCGGTTGGCTGCGGAAAAGCAGACGGTCATGTACGAGGACGCGATCGGCACGGCCGAGGCGGCAAAAATCCTCGGCGTCCACCCCACGATGGTGCAGCGGCTCGTCATCACGAAGAAGATCGTGGCCCGCCAACCGTGGAACCCCCGCAATCCGGGGGCTGGCAGAATCTACATCATCTCGCGAAAGTCGTGCGAGGCGAATCGGCGCGAGATCGCGGCACTCGAGGCCGCTGGAAAAAAGCGTGGCCGAAAGCGGAAAGTTTGAGTATTGACTCGTAGCGTTGCCCTCGTCTATCATCCTCCCCCGCCACGGATGGAGGATCAGATGAGTGCAACGCTTTGGAAGCACCAGCTTGAGGCTATCGCCTACGCGATGAGCCGGCGCGACGTTCTCCTGCATCTTGGCATGGGAACGGGCAAGACGCGGATTGCCCTGGAGATCATTCGCCAGATGATCGCCGCGGCCCCGAACGGCCGCTTCCTGGTGGGATGCCCGAAGGCCGTCATCGCCGCCTGGGCGAAGCAGTCAACCGCGTGGCTCCCCGACGTCCGCGTGCTGCTCCTAGATCGCGGAACGTCGAAGGACAAGGAAAAGCAGGTCGCCGCCGCCTTGGCCGATACGACGCCCGTGATCATCGTCGGCAACTACGAGACGCTCTGGCGCATGCCAGCCCTGGAGAAGACCCCGTGGACGGCCCTCATCTGGGACGAGGTACATCGGCTCAAGAGTGCGTCGGGGGCCGCCAGCAAGTGGGCGGCGAAGATGGGCAAGAAGAATCCGTCGGCCAAGCGCATCGGCCTTTCCGGCACGCTCATCGCCCATAGCCTACTGGATTGCTTCGGCACCTGGCGGGCCGTCGAGTCGCCGGAATGCCAGACGTTCGGGCAGCTCTGGAGCCTGTTCAAGGCCAATAACTTCCAACCCCACCCGCACATTCGCGGGGCCGTGCTCGGCCTTCGCCGCGACCGCGAGGTCGATTTCGCCAAGAAGATCGGCGACACGACGTTTCATCGCCGCAGCGAGGACGTCCTAGACCTGCCGCCCTTGATGTTCGATGACGTGCCGGTCGAACTGGGGCCGAAGGAAGCCGGCCTCTATCGGGAGGTAGAGAACGAGTTCTGCGCGGTGTGCGAGGCCGGCACGATCACGACGACCAGTGCGATGGTCGCGGTGCTGCGGCTGCAACAGATTTGCGGCGGCTACGCCAAGTTCGATGACGCCGCCGCCGCGACGAAGTTGGAAGAGACGCCGAGCAAGCAGGCGGTGCTCGAGGAGCGGTTCGCGGACCTTGCCTCCGACGAGCAGCCCGTAGTCTTCTGCCGGTTCCGCACCGACATCGATAGCGTTCTTGAAGCAGCTCGCCGCACTGGCCGCACCACCAGTGAGCTATCGGGTAGGATGAACACCCTTGCCGATTGGCAAGCCGGCCGCACGAACGTCCTCGTGGCGCAGATTCAGTCTGGCGGCATCGGCATCGATCTGACGCGGGCGAGGTACGGATTCTTCTACAGCCTTGGGTACTCGTTGAGCGAGTATCTCCAAGCCGTCGCCCGCCTGCACCGCCCCGGCCAGACGAAGACCACGCACTTTTATCACTTGGTGGCAACGCTACCAAACAACCGTAAGACCGTGGACGGTCGTGTCTATGAAGCCCTATCTCAACGAAAGGAAGTGATCGATGCAGTCATCCAATGCTACAGAACAAGTGGAAACCGGCCTTCAGCCCATGCTGTCTGAGGTGTCGGAGATAGACCGCACCATCGACGGCATGGAGGCCGAGATCAAGTCGCTCAAGTCGCGGAGGACGCACCTGGAAGGACTGATCTGCGAGGAGATGACCACACAACGCCTGGACGGAGTCCGGGCGGCAGGGAGGAGCTGGCGCGTCGAGTGGGATCATTCGATGAGCGTGCCGATGGATCGGCGAGACGCGGTCTTGGAGGCCGCGAGACAAGCCGGGTGCGAGGACGCGCTCGTGCAGGTCAACACGGCACGCTTAAAGAGCGTGCTGAAGGAGCTGGCAAAAGACGCGGGCAAGGATGCCCGCGGCCTGTTCTCTGACGGCACGCCGTTCGCCGGCCTCGTCAGCGAGTTCGTTCAACCGCGCCTCCGGCACACGACGCTGCCGGGCGCGCGGTCGTGATCGGTGCGGCACGTTGCCGCATCGAAGGTTCGATAGGAAAGCTCAAAGGAGAAACCCATGAGCACTGCGATTTCAACGACCGTCAAGACGGTCGATTACCCCAGCCTTTCGCCGAACAGTCGGCAGGCGCAGATCATCCTTGCCAACCTGGACGGCGAGCCGATGAACGAGCAGGACTTGATCAAGGTTCCGACGCCGGCAGGAGGCGGCACGACGTGGAACATCGACAACAACGGGAACGTCGAGAGCACCGACGAGGTTGTCGGCCTCTTGGTCGCCATCGGCAAGCGCGGCGTGCTCTGGCCGAAGGACGATCCTTCGGAGATGCGGCCCGTGATCGTGAGCAGCGACCTGCTCATCGGCTACCGCGTCTCGGATGACCTGGGTGACATCGATCCCAAGGCTCTCGAGCGTTTCCGCATCGGCGACCGACGGTACGACTGGGCGGCGCTGTCGGCGTCCTCCGAGTTCGGCTACGGCAGCGGCAAGAGCGGGGCCGGAAAGAAGGTGAAGGAGGCCCGCGTGCTGGCGATCCTTCGGCAGGGCGAGACGTGGCCGATCCTGGTCACGGTCGGGCCGGGGTCGCTACGCAACTTCCTGCCCTTCACGAAGCGGCTCCCCGACTTCCACTACGCCTGCGTGGTGGGTCTGAAGCTGTCGAAGGTGAAGTCGAGCGGCGGCCAGCCCTACTCCATGCTCGTGCCGCGGCTCGTCGGAACGATCACGCCGGAGCAGGCCGAGGTGGCTCGCGTGACCTACACGGAGCCTCTGAAGCGGATGTTCAACGCGCCGCCGAGCGGTGCGGCCGTGACGCCCGCCGCCAGCGACGAGGAGTGATCCAGCGGCTGGGCCGGCGGCCCGTAAGCGGTCATCGGAACCGCCCGGTCGCCTAGCCGTTCGTGGCGCGTAACTGCGGAAGTCTGACGAGCCTCTGGCGGCCCCTTTCCCCGCCACGCCGTCGGGCGAGATACGACCCCTGCGGGGCCGGCGATGAGCCGGCTCCGCAGGGGATTCTTCAATCAAACTTGGGCGGTGCCTAGTCATGCTAAACGCAATCGCTGATGGTGTCGTGGCAACAGCTACGCCGGGCCGGCGCGGAATTTGTCCGTCATGCGAGTCTGAGGTGCTTGCCAAGTGCGGCAGCACTGTTGTCTGGCATTGGGCGCATGTGACTTGCAAAGACTGCGACGAGTGGCACGAGCCTGAAACGGAGTGGCACGCGGCGTGGAAGTCGCGGTTCGGCGTTACCGAGAAGACGATTCGCAAGGGCGATTCATGGCATCGGGCAGACGCCGTCACGCCGGCCGGCTTCGTGGTCGAGTTTCAGCACAGCACAATTACGTCAGACGAGGTCGCAGAACGCGAGCGGTTCTACGAAAACATGATTTGGGTGCTTGATGCAAATGCGACGTTTCAGCAAAAGCGGATCGGCATTACTCACGAAAAGCCGGAAGACGGCCGCGAGTTTTGTCGATTTCGCTGGCTGCACAGAAAGCGGTCGTTCGACAAAAGCGTGGCACCCGTATTCCTTGACCTTGGCATGGCGTTTCTCAACGTCGGCGAGCCGTTCCTGCGAACGAATGAGTGGTGGGACGATTCTGTGCTTAAGGACGGGGTCAAGCGTAGCCCAGGCGTGTGGCAGAGAACGAAGCACCTGCCTTTGCTCCTTGAGGTGAAGAAGCGAAGGGACGCTCACGGGTGGGGCCGCGTCATCTCCCACGAAGCATTCTGCGCGCGGTACGGGGCATCGTCGTTGGTGTGTTCGCCGCCCGTGGACGGCTTGTATCGCGTTCCAAGCGCCCACGAAGACTGGGACGGCTACTGGTACTGCACGAACGGAAACGCGCCGGCGATTCGATATGACGGGCCTTACAACTGGTGCAAAAGACAACTGGAAAAAGGAGAGTCCAGATGAGCGACATCATTTTTAAATCGGCGGCGCACTACGCGGCCACGTTTGGGTGGCCGATCGTGCAAAACTACGGGATGCGTCAAGACGGCGGGTGCATGTGCCGGCTTGGAAAGGCGTGCGGGATGCCTGGGAAGCACCCGCTGCACGAGGACTGGATGCTGCACGCCACCGCTGACGAAGAGCAGATCGCGAAGTGGTTCGAGAACGGCGACCCGTGGAACATCGGCCTGCCGCTCGGCCCTTCAAGCGGCGTTGTCGATACTGAGTGGGATGATGACAAGTCGTTTGCCACAGCCAAAAGGTTCGGATTGCTCAAGATTCCGACTGCCGGGTACGTCTCAAGCCGCGGCGGCCATCGCTTCTGGAAGCTTGACAAGCGGCTGATCGATCTGCCCAAGGGCGTCAAGAAGATCGACGGGCTTGAGGTTCGGTTCGGAGGCGGCGGCAAGATGACGCAGTCGATCATCCCGCCAAGCGTTCACCACACTGGAAAGACATATACCTGGGAGCCAGGTATGTCACCCGACGAAATTGAGCTGGCGACGATGCCGGAGGCGCTCGTTCTCGCGGTCATCGCTGCGGTGGGCGGTCGGGGCGGCGAGGGCGACGTAACCAAGAACACCATCTACGAGAAGATTTTGCAGGAGGGCGAGCGACACGACGCGCTTGTCGCCTGGATTTCGTCGGAGATCATGCGGATGCGCGACCCGCACGATCCCGAAGAGCAGCAGAATGTCTTGATGGTGTGCCGCGCCCTCAACCAGACTCGGATGAAGGAGCCGCTCAAGGACAACGAGGTCATTCAAGTGTGGCAGTCGCAGCTCCGCTGGGGAATGAAAGCCAGGGCCGCCGGCGCCGTGAAAATTGCGAGCACCGACAAGGACGCCGACGAAAAGGTCGAGGACGCCAGGAAGAAAAGCCCGCACGCCGCCAGCGGGCTGGAGTTCAGAAGCGGCGAATGGTTTCCCGGCCTGTGGCGACTGACGGTCGTTCATTCCGACCCAAGGGAATTTCGCCTTGCAGTTCCACTGCCGGGGGCCACGGCTGACGAGGATGACCGCATGAGAGTATTCGTCTCCTTGTCCAGCGCCGACTGGTCTAGTCCGATATCGGTCGCCAGAAAGGTGCTTGAGGCCACCGGCACGATAGACGTCACCGACCCCAATCCAAAGGAGTGGGCGAAGATTTGGAACGGATATTCGTACAAGCCGGAGGGCGAGAAGAAGTCGGTCAAGGTTCGCGGGCTGAAGGTCAAACTGATGGACGAGCGGGAAGAGGAGTTCCCTCCAGCAGAGCAGCAGCGGTACTCAAAGGTTGCCGGCTGGCTTCTGGATGCCTTGTCGGGTGCCGTCCGGCCGGAGCAGGACTCCGACGACTCAACGCCGCACCCCTCTGGCAGGCCGTCTTGGGTTCGCAAGGATGACGGCGAGTTCTACCTCTACTTCGCCTGGAACCGCGTCTGGGAGGACATCCAGAAGCACCGGAGGGTTCAGCTCCACGAGGGGGATATGGTTTCCCTGAAACGGAGGATGCTGGCGGCCACGGGGGAGTCGGAGTTTGTTGTCGAGCGGGTCAAGAACGAGGCCGGCGTGAAACGGAGGTACGTCGTGTGGTCGCAGGGCCACATCACCCACCTCGAGAACATTGCCCACCCTGACCGGATCGAATCGGAATTGGCCCCTATATAGGGAGGCCAAATCAGATTTTGGAAATCAATTATGAGCGCGGGAACGTGGGTTTGTGGGCCAGCGTGACGTAACTTCCATCTGGGCAAAGGTTTGCGGAGGCCCACAAACCGGCCCGAAAAACAGCGAGAAAGGGAAAGCGGTTCAAAAATGAAGGTCGCAAGGCTCATCGGAGGGGCCGGAACCGGGAAAACAACGGAACTCCTCCAGATTATGAAGTCGGTTATGGCCCAGATCGGGAACCAGCCGGAGGCTATCGGGTTCGCGTCTTTCACCAAGGCGGCACGCGAGGAGATGGTTTCTAGGGCATCCGAGGCGTTCAGTTGCCACCCCAGCGTGCTTGACAAGGCTGGGTGGTTCAGGACGGTTCACTCGACCTGTTTCAGGATGCTGGAGATCAAGGGCGACCAGATTCTTGCCGCCGATGACAAGGCGTCCAAATGGGTCGCCGATAGGCTTCGGGTTCAGGTTGGCTGGCGCAAGATCGCAGACAGCGGCTTTACGGCGTGCGTCGGGGACGAGGAGGCTGCGGACTCGCTGAACCTCTGGGATGTCTCAAGGAACCGCGTTGAGCCTCTGGTGGCCGTTCACTCCGAACGGTCGATGGCTGGCCTTGAGGTGCCGCCGATCTCGACCGTCAGGCACTTTGTCCGAAAGTACGAGGACGCGAAGCGGCTGGACGGAAAGTGCGACTTTGTCGATATGCTCGGCAAGTTTGCCGGCGTGCGGTTTGAGCTGGACGGCCCTGAATTCGTCGAGCCGAAGGGCGATCTCCCAAAGGGCGTCAGGGCGTGGATATTTGACGAGGCCCAAGACTCGTCAAAGCTGGTTGACCTCGTCTGCCGGCGGCTCGTCACTGGGCCGGACGTCCAGTGGGCGTATTTGGCCGCAGACCCGTTTCAGTCCGTCTTCAGCTTCGGAGGCGCTGATTATCGCAATTTTCTGTCATGGGACGTTGATAAAGAGCGGACGATGCCGCAGTCGTGGAGATGCCCAAAGCCCGTCATGGAATTGGGCGAGCGGTGCCTGCGGAGAATGCACAGCGGCTATTTCGACCGCGGCATCGCCGCGGCATCGCACGAAGGCTCCGTTCACCGCGAGGCGTCCCTTGAGCACGCATTGGCGAAGGTTGACGGCAGTCGCGCGACCCTTGTCCTGGCCCGCTGCAAGCACACCTTGTCGAAAATCTCGCAACTGCTGGAGGCAAGGAAGGTTCCGCACGCCAGCATCAACGAGAAGAATGACACCAAGGCGCTGACTGCCTACAACGCCTACTGGCGACTTCAGCACGGCATGGGCATCTCTGGCGAGCACTGGAAGGCGGCGATAGAACTAACTCCTCAAAAGGCTACCGGACAGGAGATATTCCTTGAACGCGGCCGAAAAGCGGCTTGGGCGAGAGGACAGTACGACGGCCACATCGACTTCATTGCCCCCGATGAAGTCTGTCAACTTGGCGGCGCAACGCCGACGCTTGTGGAGATGATCAAGGACGGTCGCTGGGCCGGCTTGGTTGACGGCGCAGGCAAGTGGTATGCGGCGGCAAAGCGGCACGGAGCCGAAACTGCCACGAATCCGTGCGTGCGTCTCTCGACTATCCACGGAGCGAAGGGGATGGAGGCCCAAGACGTCGTACTAGCTACGGAGACTGCCGGCAGGATTGAGCGGGAGCGGGAGCTGTCGAAAAGTTGCCACGACGAAGAGTGCCGGATTGAGTACGTCGCCGTAACTCGGGCAAAAGAGCGTCTTTTCGTGTGCGATTCCGATGAGTCGTTTTCGATGGAGATACCGTTGTGAGCACGCTTTTTGATATTTCGCCAGAGGAGCCGACAAAGGGCGGGAAAAGCCGCCTTCGCCGTCCCGCCGTCGCTGCACATAAAAAAACTGATTCTGCCCCCATCTATAAAAGGGAATTGCCAACCAGAGCGATCAAAGCCCTCGGCCGGCTCGACCACGTTCACGAGTGCGGCGACACGCTCTGCCGCGGCAGCGCCCACGACATCATCCACGAGGATCGTGGCGAGTGGCTGATCCAGTGCTGCTTCTGCCACACCGCCCAGTGGGTGCCGGTGATTCCCGGCCACCTCCAGCCCAAGCAGGACGAGTTCGTCTTCCGCGACGGCCGGTTCGCCGGCTTGTCGATTGACGAGGCTCTTGAGCAGCCGCGGGGGCGAGACTACGTCACCTGGGCGGCGGCGAACCACCCGCGGCCCGCTGTTCGCGATGCCTGCAAAAACCATATTGACGCCTCGCCGGTAGCCTCGTAGGCTACCGACCCAGCAAATGGAGTTGCTTCAATGCTCGTGATTACTCGTCGCTCCGGCCAGCGGCTTTTCATCGGTGACAACGTGGAGGTCACCGTCGGCCGCATCTTTCCAGACGGCCGCGTCAGGCTCTGCATCAAGGCACCGCGGAGCGTCCGCGTTGTTCGCGAGGAGATCGCATCCACCCCGCCGCGTTTGCCGGCACAACACTGAGGAGGATTTCGTGGCGAAGAAAAAGCCGAATACCGAAGCTGAACTGTTTCAGCGCGTTCAGTTGGACGTCGATACGCTGAACCGCACCGTGGCCGTGCTGCTGGCCCGCACGAAGACGCTCGAGGGCCGCGCCGAATGGCTTGAGTCGCTCGTCCGTAGCGCGACCGAGTCGATGCCGAAGAAGCGGACGTGGTGGCAGTTCCTCTGCGGAGACATCCTGTGATCATCGACGCCGCACTCCACCAGTGGTTGAACGTCGCGACCCTGCTTGTGTTCGCGGGGGCGGCGTTTTATCTCACGCTCATTCCGTACATGACCAAGGACGAGTGAGGCCAGCTCGATGGCAGCGATTGACATCTGGGCCGCGGATATACGCCGTGCGATGGCGTCGAAAAACCACGAGGCCGTGTGCGCGATAGCAGAGAACTTCTTCAGGCGAATGGGGTACGAGAACACGCCTTTTGAGACGTTCGACACGGACGATGTCGAATCATTGAAGAAGACTTCATGCGGTTTTTGCATCAAGCTCGCCGGAGACTCTTTTCTGCACTTCAGCCGATCGCCGGAGCGGTGGTGCGTGAGCGGGTCTGCCGAAGATTTTCCGCAGGTGTGGGACAGTCCCATCTACACCATAGAACGCCTTCGCGTGCCGTTTGCTTTTCTTGAAGGGATTCTGTTCGCGATGGAGTGCTACGAGGCGGCGGCGGCGAAAGGGTGTGCTTCTTTAGAGGCCGACAAGAAAACTGCGGAAGCCGCTAGGCTACGCGACATCGTCATCGACAGAGTGTGCGCCTATCGCGGCGAGCTTCGCGTGTTGAAGGAAAAGATCAAGAGCCTTCAGTCTTCGTTGAGCCAGCCGTACACCAAGGAATTCATGCAGCAAAAGTCATCTGTGGCTGTAAGAAATCTTACAGGCCGCGGGCAGCAATTCCCCGATCCGCCGGCAAAGACGATTTCTATCCTGGCGGCAAAGACGGTTTACTCCGGCGTCAGTGGAGTGTATTTCGTCTGGAGGTGTGGAGAGATTGCCTACGTCGGGCGTGCGAATTGCATTGCTACGAGACTTGCGAGCCACCACAAGGCGCAAGCCGGCGACTACATCAGCGTCGTGAAGATGGACGCCGGCGTGACCTGGGTCGCGGAGCCGTACTACATCTGGAAATACCAGCCGCGGCTAAACGGCGAGGTCTTGGCGATGGAGAACGTCAGCAGCGGCCGACCGGCGCGTCCCCGGAAGCAGAAGTCGATGGCTACTGGACGCGACACATGAAGACACTCATCGCCATCCTCGCCTTCTCAACGGTCGCCATCGCCGGCACGACGGACGATCACCACCCCGACTCGGCCTATCTGAGTTACGGGGAGGGCTTCGCCCCGTACACCGCGAAGCTGACGGCCAAGGACTCGTCGGGGCGGGCGATTCAAGCGTCGGCCACTCTGATTGCCGACACCTGGGCGTTGACGGCGGCCCACGTCGTCCACGGGGCGACGAACTTTGAGGTCGATGACGTTCCTGTTCTGCGGGTCTACATCCACCCCGACTTCGATGATGACCGAGTTGGGTGGAACGACATCGCGATGCTCGAGTCCTCGCAGCCGTTTGGGCGGAGCTTCTACCCGCCATTGGCTACTGGACGCGAATCAGTTGGGCAGACTGTGAGCATTGCCGGCTACGGCGTTCACGGCCGGCTGTCGGTCGGCCACACCGAATCGGACGGCCGGCTGCGGGCCGGCACGAACACGATCGCCCGTTTTGAGCGGATGATCATCGTCTGCCACGCCGGCCGCATGACAAGCCCGCTCGAGCTTTGCATTAGCCCCGGCGACTCCGGCGGCCCGCTCTTCTGCAATGGCGCACTGACGGGGATCAACAGTTTCACGATGGCCGATAAGGGACCGCTCCGCAGCCGTGCCGGCGAGGAGAGCGGCCACACGCGGGTGAGCCTCTATCGGGAGTGGATCGGCACTGTGATGGAGGTGGGGGAGTGATGACTCACCGCATCATTCATGGCGACTGCATCGAAGGGCTGCGGACGCTCCCCGACGCCAGCGTTCACTGTTGCTGCACAAGTCCTCCGTATTGGGGCTTGCGCGATTACAACTGCGACGGGCAGATCGGCCTGGAGTCCACGCCGGAAGCCTACGTCGCTCGCATGGTGGAAGTGTTCCGCGAGGTGAGGAGGGTGCTGCGTGAGGACGGGACGTTGTGGCTGAATCTTGGCGATTCTTACGCAACTGGCGCTGGACTGGTCGGCAACTGCCCCGGTGGAGGCGCACAGGGCGCTCGATGGAAAGGGGCCGCGACAAGCCCGAACAGGTTGCCCATCAACGGCCTCAAGCCAAAAGACCTCGTCGGCATCCCGTGGCGTGTCGCCTTCGCCCTCCAGGCTGACGGTTGGTGGCTGCGGCAGGACATCATCTGGCATAAGCCCAACCCAATGCCCGAGAGCGTGCGGGATCGCTGCACGAAGGCTCACGAATACGTTTTCCTGCTAACGAAGAGCGAGCGGTACTACTTCGATTCGTGCGCAATAAGCGAGCAGGCCAGCGGCAGGTCGCCTGGAAACAAGAAGCCTACGAAAGCAGGCCGCGCTGGCGGCGAAAAGCTTCGGCTTTCTGCCAACCTTCACGACATAGGTGCGGCAGAAAAACGCAATCGCCGCTCCGTCTGGACGGTCACAACAAAGCCGTACAAAGGCGCGCACTTCGCAACCATGCCGCCAGACCTAGTCGAGCCGTGCGTTCTTGCCGGCACCAGCGAAGAAGGCTGCTGCCCGCGGTGCGGATCGCCGTGGGAGAGGATCACGGAACGAAAGAAACTTCTCCGCGATCGGCCAAACGCTTACACAAAGAGACACGGTGAAGATGGAACAGGAAACTCTTGCGCCAACGACGTTGCCGGCGTGGCCGTAGAGACGAAGGGATGGCGCCCGTCATGTAAGTGTCCAGAGCATCATCCGGCCCCATGCACGATCCTTGACCCCTTCGCAGGCTCCGGCACGACGCTGGCGGTTGCCGCGCGGCTTGGCCGCAGCGGCATCGGGTGCGAGCTGAACCCAGACTACGTCAAGTTGGCGGAGGAGCGGATTGCGGCGGCCGTCGAGAAAGAGGGGCTGCTGGCATGAGGTATGCCTCCGTTTGCGACGGCATCGGGGCGGTTCATGTGGCCTGGGAGCCTTTGGGCTGGGAGTGCGCCTGGACGAGCGAGATTGAGCCGTTCCCAGCAGCGGTCGTTGAGTGCCGCCACGGATTCAAGAACCTTGGCGATATGACAAAGATCACGAAGGAGATGCTCGATGAGCATGGATCAGTTGAGCTTTTGGTCGGAGGAACGCCATGCCAGTCATTCAGCCGCGGAGGACTCCAGCGCGGACTCGAAGACCCAAGGGGAAACCTTGCCCTGCGATTCGTCCAGCTCGCCGAAGCGTTGCGTCCGAAATGGGTCGTGTGGGAAAACGTCCCCGGTGTCTTGCGAACGAATGGAGGACGGGATTTTGGTTCCATCATTGGGGCGCTGGTCGAACTCGGGTTCGGGGTCGCCTACCGGATTCTGGACGCACAATTCTTTGGAGTACCCCAGCGACGTCGCCGCGTCTTCGTTGTCGGATGTGCTGGAGACTGGGATGCACCTCGCTCCGTACTTTTTGACGGCGAGGGCGGGGGGGGGGATTACGAGGAGGCTTCGGACCAAGAAGATATCGATCAAGACGGTCGAAAAAGCGATCTCGCTCATGCCGATTCTTCAGTCTGGTGGGACGGGTCAGGAGTAAGCCAAACGCTTGATGCGGTGCTCTACAAGAAACAATGCCTGCCGGAAAAAAATAGGTTCCCAGCGGTACTTGCGCCGGCGTGGATCAAGTGCGAGTGCTGCGAAGATTACGTCTGCCAGGTGCATGGGTGTCACGCCTACGAGTGCTCGTGCGGGTCGATAGAAGAGTGGGCCGACAAGGATTCTAGCCCGTATGACCCGTGCCTGCTGCGATACATCACACCGACTGAAGCAGAGAGACTGATGGGCTTCCCCGACAACTACACCGCGATCACGTTCCGCAAAAAGCCAGCCGCTGACGGCCCTCGCTACCGCGCCCTCGGCAATTCAATGGCCGTGCCGTGTATGTATTGGCTAGGCTACCGCATCGCCAAGGCTACCCAACAATGATCTGCCGCCTCCTCACCGCCGACGCCCTTGCCGCCGACGCGCCGACGCTCAAGAGGGTCATGCGCTTTACGCGGCCCGGAAGCGACTACCAGTGGAAACTGCACCGATACCTTCGTGGCAAGCAGCCTTCGCCGGACGACGGCTCTATCGCGGTCGTTGAGGTCGGCAGAGAGCTGGTCGGGTGGGCGAGGACCGAAGTGTGGGTGCCGAATCGGGCGTGGGACACGCTCGAGGCTTTCGTGCCGCCCGAATGGCGCCGCCGCGGCGTTGCCGCCCTGGCCGCCTCGCTCCTCGTGGCCTCGGGGGCGTTGCCGGCACTGGACTCAAACGGCAAGCAGACGACGGTCGCCGTTTTTCGGCCGTCGATGCTCTTGCTCGCCCGCCGCGTCGGGCTGCATCCCATCCTCTTTGCAAGGGAAGGCGATCAATGGGTTCGTCAATGACGCCCGACGAGAGAACTGACATCGTGCTGCGGATGATGGCGATGAACGTCACCCTCCGCACCTTGGTGGAGAGCCTGAACGCCTCGGCCGAGGTAGCCAAGGAATACGGGGCGACGTCGCTGGCGTTCGCGACGTTTCACTTGTCGGAGAGCGTCAGCGAGTATTCTCGGGCGTTGACCAAGTTTGTCACTGAGGAGATCGAAGATGCCACTGAAGAAGGGCGGTAAGACCGCCGCCACGATCAAGGCCAACGTGGCCGCGAACATTAAACAACTCGTGAACAAGGACGGCTATCCGCAGCCTCAGGCGGTTGCCATCGCGCTGGACATCGCTCAGAAAGCCCGTGCGAAGGCGCGGAAGAAGTAGGCGAGAGGATCGGCGGCGGTGAAAAAGCAACGCCAGCAACCGGGAAAAAGCAACGATGAGTGACATCGTGGAACGCATTGACGCACTTTTGGCAAACACGCCACCGGCCGAGATTGAAGAGTTTGAGGTGTGCCGCTGTTTGCGTGACGCAAAGGCCGCGATCGAAAGTCTGCGGCTTGCCATCCGCCGACTCGCGGATCAAGATGCCACGCTCTCTGTGCGAGGCGGAAGCGTGACGGTGACGATGGACGCCACGCTCACCGACGCGGAGCGGGAGGCGATTGAGGTGGCAGCAGATTTCATTGATGCGAAGAGTTACGCCAATTCCGACACGCTTCGCTCGCTGCTTGAGCGGCTGGGGGATACAAAGTGAGTTGCCCGATCTGCGACCAGAAGCCGATGAACTGCGACTGCACGCCAGGGGAGCGGCGGATGCACGCGGAGATCGAGGACTTGGAGGAGCAAATCTCCCGGCTTCGCCTGACCGACGCGGAGCGGGAGGCGATCAGCGAGGCTTGCGACGAGGGCCGGTGGTATCCCAAGGACTACCACCACATTCACACGCTACGCGCGCTGCTGTCCCGTATCCAGTGACGCCGGCGACCGGCTTGCGCGAAATAAATAGACAACAATCACTATTGACCGCTAGGCTACTAGACCTCACATTACGCACTCAAGGAAGGAGCACCGCCATGAAGGTTGACGTGAAGAAGCTTTTCGCACTGTGGCAGACCGAGAAGACCACCGCCGAAATCTCGTCGGAGCTGGGGATCACGACGTCGGCGCTCTACAGCGTTGCGAGACGGTATGCCCTGCCGCGGAGGACGGCGCTTGTGAAGCGGTCGCCGGATCGTGTGACCGACCCCACCCCCGAAGAGCTGGAAGCAAAGGCGGCGGAAATTCGCCGCGGGTGGTCAAGGGAAGAACGCGAGAAGCGGATTGTCGGGCCGGGTCGGCGTCGGTGGACGATCCCCCAGTTCGCGTTCAATCACGACGGGGTGCTCGTGGAGCGGTGAGGCCGCCGCTCGAGAAGACCATCGTCGCCAAGGGGCTGGCGGTGGCGAAGCAGCTTGGGTGGTGGGTGGTCAAGATTCACGGCGGCCCGTTCCAGCTCTCCGGCCTGCCCGACGTGCTGGCGATCAAGGGCGGTCGGGCGGCGTGGATGGAGTTCAAGCGCCCAGGCTGCGAGCCGACGAAAATTCAACAGCACCGGATGCGGGAACTGGCCCTCGCCGGCTGCGACGTGACGGTGTGCTGTTCGCCGTCCGAGGTTCGGGATTTCCTCCTACAGTGCGAGGCGAAGCATGAGTGAAGAGTGGTTGGAAGAGTTCCGCGAGGCCGCCGTTGCCGGCCCCTGCCGCGTGGCGATCGACATCGGCGCAAACGTCGGCGAGTGGACGCGGTGGCTGGCCGCCAGGTTCGATCATGTGATCGCCGTCGAGCCTGACCCCAGAGCACTGGCCGAGCTGCGGCAGTCGCTCCCGCCCAACGTCCATCTCATGGAGGTCGCTGCCGGCGAGAAGCACGGCGTGGCTGAGTTTCACCTGCGGCCAGAATCGACGCAGTCATCGACACTTCTGGAGCATCCGATTGGGGCCGGCGACCAAGCCGAAGCCCCCGTTGTTCAGACGATCGGCGTCACGACGGTGACGCTGGACTTCCTGCGGTTCGTGGCGCGGGACCGCTTCGGGTGCCAAGACATCGATTTCGTGAAGATCGACGTCGAGGGGTCGGAGGCCGCGGTGCTGGCCGGCGCCACGCCGGAGGCGTTCGCGGAGACGCGGTGGCTCATCGAGGTTCACGACACTCAGACCGCCGTCGGCGAGCAGTTGCGGCGGTTGGGCCGCGAGGACATCGAGATCATGCCGCACCCTGCCGCCAACGCCCATCCAGGCCACTTTTGGGTTTTCTCTCGTGCGACCTGAAGACATTTGGCATATCGAGCCGAAGTATCGCGAGTCTTTCGACAAGCGGACGCGGGCCGGCGTGCTCGAGGCCGCCAGGTCGAAGCTCGCCATCGTGGCGATCGCGCGGACGGCGATGCCGTACCTGAAGAACACGCTCACGCTTGTGGACGAGCTGGCCGGCAGGTTTCGGCAGGCCGTGATGTACGTCTACGAGAACGACTCGGCCGACAACACCGCCGAGGTGCTGGACGATTTCGCGATCCGGCAGTGGGTGACCGTCGAGCACGCCACGCTAGACCGCGAGGACTACCGGGGGTTCGAGCCGGAGCGGACGGTGCGGTTGGCCGAGTATCGCAACCGCTGCCGCGACTGGGTGGAGGCGAACGCACCAGACGCGGACTACGTCTGCGTGCTGGACGTCGATCCGCAGGGCGGGTTCTCGGTGGACGGGGTCTGCAACTCCATCGGATGGCTGCTGGAGAAGTCTGAGCAGGCGTGCGGCCCGCTGTACCCCGGCGGCATGGCGAGCTACTCGCTCTTTCTGCGGCAGGACGAGAGCGGCGTGCTGGGGATGGCCCAGTACGACTCCTGGGCGGCGCGTTTGAACTGGTGGGAGGATCGGAAGAATCCGCAGTGGTTCCATCTGCTCCTGCCGCCCCCGGCCTCGCCGCCGATCCGGTTCAACAGCGTCTTCGGAGGCTTGGCGGTCTACACCCGCGAGGCGTATCTGGCGGGCCGATACTCCGGCACGGGCGTGGACGGCACGCCGGACTGCGAGCACGTCGCGTTTCACCATGAACTGAGCAAGGCCGGCTACCAGATGTTCTTAAACCCCGGCTCGAGGTACATCGCGATCCTGCCATGAAACTGACGCCCAACCAGAAGCGCGCCCTCCGGCACCTCTGGAAGGGCGAGCTGACGTTCACCGAGATCGCCGAGGAGATGGAGTTCTCGGTCGAGCAGTTGGAGGCGGTCGCCAAGTCGATGGGCCTGCCGCAGCGGGTCGATCCAGAGACGTACCTGCCGTCGCGAGAAGAGATACGGATGGCGGCGGCAATGATCCGTTCGGAGTGGTCGCAGGCAGAGCGGGAAGCCCGCCTCGCGTCTGCGTGGTCTGGTAGACTGAATAACGCTACCGGAGGCGACACAAATGCTGGCGGAGGTGCGTCTCGTCGTGGCTGCGAAGGAGGCGAGACTGCTCGTCCGGCACGGTGACGACGTTGTTGAGGACGAAGTGTGGAAGTATTCGGCACCTCTTGCCAGAGAAGAGGCACGCGCCTTGGTGACCACGGCGTTCGACGACCTTTACGACATGATGCAGCACGTCGTTCACGGCGATGATTGAAGACGCAGACATCGAACGGTCGGACTTGGATCGTCGCACTGGCGATGACACGCCGCCGTTGTTCCACAAGGTTCGCGACGAACCGTACCGCCGCGGCACGATCACCAGCGTCGGCAGAACCGCAAGCGAGATGTACCAGCGATTCGTGAATAGGCACAAGGAGGTTCGCGATGGAAAATGAGGAACTCTACGGGGCGTCGATGCCGCTGCTTGACAAGCTCAAGCTGTTCGCCGAGTGGGCGCCGCTGATCGGCCGGCTTCAGGTGGTCATGGACGCCAAGACTCCGCACGACCAGGCGGTCGCGATCTGCGAGGCGCTCAAGTGGGCGGCCGGCAAAACTTCGACCAGCCTGGACGACGAGGCGCTGGATCACGTCGAGCAGGTGCTGAAGACCCCCGAGGGTCAGGCCGCGTTCGATTGGGTGGTCAAGATCGTCGGGGGTGTCGCATGAGCCTGGACATCGCCGTTGGCGTGCTGGGAACGGCGGCGGCCATCGCGGTGGCGGCCCTGCCCAAGGCGGCATCGCTCCTGCGGTCGATCCCGTCGCCGATCAAGCCGGCTCCGGCAGTGGTCACCTATCAGGACGCCATGCTGGCGCTGGCCCGCGTGCGAGCGCGGTTGTCGGCAACCGGCGGCGTGTCGGCCGAGGCGGCGAAGGCGATCGAGGCGATCACGCACGACTTGGTCGAGGGCAGCGAAAAGTGATCAAGGCGAGGTACATCGTGGCAGCGGTCATCCTGTTTTTTGCATGGCGGGGGTCGGCGCTGCGTTGGGAGTGGCCGCCGGCACCGATCGAGAAGATCGTCGCACCGCAGCCCGACAAGGCGATGCTCGAGTGGGCCGCTCCGGTTCGCGACTACCTGCCCAAGATGACGCCGCACGATCGGCGGTATCTCGCTCATTTCTACGACGCGCTGGCGTTCGTGCTTCTGCGGGACGGGGATCGGGACAAGCCGATCATCACCGACACCGACAAGTTCGAGGCGTTCCACGGCGGTAGTTTGCGGTTGGCCGTCGATAGGAAGGACGTCGGCAAGTACGGCGACCTCGGCGCCGCTATCGATCAAGTCTTTCTGAGTGCCGTCGGGCCGGAGACGGCCCCGCTCGACAAGGAGAAGCGTGCTCGCCTGGTCGCCGCCTGCGGCGTGCTGGCGTGGGCGTTCACGATCAATGGCGAGTAGCTTCGACCCCAAGAAAGCCTACGACCTCGGGCTGGTCGGCGCGGTGCAAGACCCTCGCTCCGACGAGGTGTTCGCCGACTACATTCTGCGCCGCGGCGGCAACCCCATCGGCGAGGAGGTCGCCCACGAGTGGGAGTTCGCGGGGGCCGGCGAAGGGAAGCTGACGCTCCTCTTCCCCGCGGTCGAGCAGGTGTTCCCAGGCTGCTACCCCGGCTCCGCTCAGGTTCGCGGTGACTGCGTTTCAAGAGCTACGGGGAACTGCGTTCTCACGTCGCTCGGAATGGAAATTTACAACCGCGTGCCGGACGAGGTGACGAAGGTCATCGAAGGCGCGCCGGACCTGCCGTCGGAAGGAGTCATCGAAGGGGTCGTCTCGAGCGAAAGCTTGTGGGCGTGGCGCGGGTACGACGGCGACGGGTGGATCGGGTCGGAGTCTGCGAAGGTAGCGAGCGAGCGCGGCTTCCTGCTGCGAAAGCCCTACCCCGATCTGAAGATCGACCTGACGCACTACACCGAGGAGAACACGAACCTGGGCGGCTCCCGGCCGCCGTCGGACAAGTGGCTCGCCGAGTCGAAGCAGCACGTCGCCCGCACGGCCACGTTCTTGAAGGGCCGCGAGCAGGTGCGCGATTTTCTCGCGGCCGGTTTCGGCGTTTTCAACACCTCGTCGCTCGGCTTCTCGTCGGTTCGTGACGAGAATGGCGTTAGCAAGCAGGATCGAACGTGGCAGCATGCGCAACTTTGGCTCGGATATGACGATCGCCCCGAGACGGTGAAGCGGTACGGGCAGGCTCTCGTGCTTTGGTTGAACTCCTGGGCGACGTGGAACCGCGGCCCGCGCCGGATCATGGGGACGAGCATCGACATCCCCGAGGGCGCGTACTGGGCGTTGGCCGACACGATTGACCGCTGCACTTGCATCGCGCTCTCGTCGGTGGCCGGCTGGCCCCGGCGGAAGCACACGACCTTCGGCGCCACGGGGAACGTCTGATGCGCTGGCTCTTTGTGCTCGTACTCGCGGCGGGGTGCTCGTCATCGGTGACCACCGATGACCTCCAGCCGTTCGTCGCCGTGACCGGCCACTACTCAACGCTCGCCCCAGCCCCGGAGAAGCCGGGTGTCTGCCGCGCCTGCTCCGGCCGCGGCGTCGTAGGTGACGGAAGAGTGATGATGACGTGCCAAGCGTGCAACGGAACTGGGAAGACGCCGGTCAGCGTGCTCGTGCCATGTGAGGGCGGAAAATGCTTGACTCCAAGTACCGCTCGCTGAAAGACTTCGTCGCCCGCAAAGGCGGTCTGCGTCTTGCCATGCACGGGGGGCTGCGCGATCAACTGGTCGAGCTTGCGGTCGCCGAGTTCCCCTACGACGCCCCCGAAGACCGCATGGTCGAAGTGCTCGCGGCCCGCCTGAAGCAGCGGTGCCGGAAGCAGTACGGGTCGATAATGGGCATGATCTTGATCGGCGTGATCGTCAATCTCTTGTCGCAGCTAATCGTGGAGTGGTGGAGGAAGAACCACTCGCACAAGGTTCTCATGTACGGGTGGCAGCGGTCTGCCGGGAGCGAGTGATGCCCCGTCGCGTTCCCACGTTCCGGCCCCCGTGGCTGGCCCGCAAGCGGGAGCCGCGCCCGAACGCCGCCGCCAGGGGCTACTGCACACCTCAGTGGCAGCGCACCAGGCTCGCGGTGATCGCCCGTGACGCCGGCATCTGCCAGCTCTGCGGGCAGCTCGTCCGCGGCGAGAACGGCGAGGCGCATATCGACCACATCATTGAGAAGGCGCGCGGCGGCTCCGACGCCCTCCAGAATCTGCGGCTGGTGCATCGCTCGTGCCATTCAAAGCGGCACGCGCGTAATTGACGCCCTTCTGCGCGCCGCCCTTGCTGCCGGACGCCACGGCGATCTCGTGCCGCCGCTTCGACCCCAGGGGGGCGTGCTCGGCCCTGATCGCCGGCAGCTTCGACTTGTGAATCAGCCGCTTGCCGAACGCCATCGTGACGATGTTGTTGACGCCAAGCCTGTCGATGATCCGGTAGAGCGACCGCCGCGGGCAACCGACTTTCGCCGCCGCTTGGATGAGGGTCAAATATTCTTTCGGGTCGATGGTGGTCATGGTTTCTCTCCGGTCTAGCGGTGGCATTCTATCGGACAACCCTAAGAAAAGCATCCAGTAAATCGTGAATCGCTTGGGCCAGCGGCCCGTCCGTCCCCAGCTCTTGCCCGAGACGGACGAGCAGCAGCCAGCGCAGCCACTGGTTCCAACGGTCGGGGGTCACGTTGCGGCCTCCTCGCGGACGATCGCCAACTGCGCCGCCTTCCGGGCGCACTCGTCGGCCCGCAGGCGGATGGCCGTCGCGAACGCAGCCAGCTCCGTCGAGCACCGCGCCCAGGCGTCCGTCGCGGACTGGTGGATGCCCTCGACCGACGAGAGCACCCGCACGCGACCGTACTCCGGCTCGCGGACGATCCGGTGCTCGGCATCGACCACGACCGCCTCCGTGACCCATGCCTTCGGGGCATCGGCCAAATTGCCGGCCGAGGTGAATGACAAGTAGATCGTCTCTCCGTTGTGAAGAATCATCTTCGCTTCCTCCTTGGGTTTCCATGCACCGGGGCGGCAGGCCACACGCCTGACGCTGCTCCGGTAGCCTTATTTATCTATCGTCCGGTAGCCTTGTCAATCGTCACTCTTTCGCCGGCGTTTCTCGCGCCGCTTCGCCCGCCTCCGGGCAACCAGCTCATCGATGGCGGCCTGGGCCACCCGATCCATCGCCGCTCGAGCATCCTGCTCGCTGGCGATCCCGGTCTTGACCAGCATTGTCAGCCAGCCGGCCTCGTAAGGGGTCACTCTGTTTTTCACGGTCGGCCTCCTATCGTTTCGCCGTTCCCAGGCACTCGATCACCTCGCAGCCCTCGGCCTCGGCCTGCTTCCGCCAAGCCGCCGCCTGCCGCTTCGACCTGAATTCGACCACCTCGGCCAGGTCGTTCTCGCCAGCCCGCTCCGGCAACCGCCAGAAGAGCACGATGCCCTCCTGCTTCAGCGGCTTGCAGTGGCAGTCCTTCGCCTTGAGCTTCTTCGCCTTCGCCACCGCATCGCGGTATCGGTGGAACCGCTCCACCTCGTCGCTCGCGGGAGATCGCCGCTCGAGCGGCTCCCAGTCGCCATCGTGCCGCCGGCCATGCTTTCCAGCGACGTCGGTCAGAATCCAGTAGATCATCGTCCTCTCCTCATGTTTCGCCGCACGGGGCGGCTGGCTTCGTCCTCGTTCTCCATCAGCTCGGCCGGCTCCCACTTCATCACTTCGATCTTGCCGTTTCGGCTCGCGGCATCCTCAACAGTCATTTCCTCGGATCGCCAGACCTTGCCATGCCATGGGCCGGCGGTCTTCTCGACAAGGTTGAACAGCATCATCGCTCTCCTCTGGTTTCGCCGCACGGGGTTTCTACGCTCCGGGGTGGCGGCGGGCCGCCGGGGCGCGAGATAGTTCAAGCGGCGTAGTCGGTCTTGCAGCACGAGCACACGCTGACGGCGCCACCTCGCTGCACGCGGGGATCGCCCGCGTCAATCGCTGGAGAGTCGCACTCCACGCAGGCTGGGCAGTACGCCGACCCGTCAAGCCAATACCAGTCTCCGGCCGACAAGGCCACCGCGACCTCCTCGGAGGCAGCTTCGACCGTCCACCGCTCAGGCCGGTCGATCACGATCCCGTTCACCTCGGCTTGCTTTGGCTGAATTCGCACCAATGCCTGCGCCGCTGATTCGACAGTTGACTCGCTTCGATCCTCACCGTTCATCGTCAGTTTCATCGTCTCTCTCCTCTGGTTTCGCCGCACGGGGCGGCAGGGTTAGGGTCTGTTGTTTCGTCGTTCGGGAGTCACTCGCCAGCCGCCATATCGGCCCACGTTTCGCGATTTTGATACGCCTGCACTTTCGTGACGGTGTTGCCGCGGCAATCCCGCGGGTCGCCGTTGCCGTCCCAGGCCCAATCACCGTGCTCGTCAACGTAGCCGCGCAGGCCCAATAGTCGCTCAGCGAACTCGTCAACGACATCGGGAACGCCCAGCGGCAGATAGTCTCCAGCGGGGGTGCCGATGCCCGCGAAAAACACGCAGACAGCATCGCGGCTGCTGGCATAGTCGGCCAGCGTCATCTCTTCGTAGGGTCGCATCATCGCTCTCCTCATTTCTAGGGTTTAGGTTCTCGCGCTCCGGGCCACGTCGGCCCGCCCGTCGCCCCCGTCAGCGTTTCGCCGGCCGGGGGTTGCGGGCGGGTCGGTTTATCGAACGTCCATCGTCTTGCCGTCAAACTCAACCGTCCAAGGCTCGGCCATCGGTTCGTCATCCTTCCGCCAGGCGTCCACGATCGCGCCGCTCTCTGTTTCGGTGATCTGGAGCGTCAACCCGCCGACCTTGATCCAGACGGGGCCACCGCATTCACCAACCTCAAGAGTGTCGCCGCCTACGATTTTCACCTTGTCATCCGTCGCGCTCATCGTCCTCTCCTTCCCCCGTCCGGGGGTCTGGTTAAATCATCCCATCATCGAACCGCCCAGGCAACGAGCCGGGGCGGCGGCCGGTCAGGCCGGGCAGTAGTCTCCGAAGTTATCCACGAACGAACCGATCTCCGCGTTCGCCAGGCCGATCGCGACGAGCCGGCGAGCCGACTCCATCGTGATGCAGTCCTCGTAGCCGATCATGCGGCCGGAGGCGTCGAACAGGTCGTGCTCGCAGTAGCCGATCCAGTCGATCGTGGCGTCGATCGACTCCAGGTCGTCCAGGTAGTTGAACGTCCGCGGACTGATCGGGCACCGGCCCGCCACCGCACAATCCTCGTAAAACCGTTTCATCGCAGCCATGATCTCGTTTCCTCGTTCTAGGGTAATTCTCGTTTCCACGTTCGGGGCCAACGCGGCCCCTGCCGTTGTCGCGTCTGGTAGCATACTAGGCATCGGCACGGTCAGAGTCAATGCTTGAATCTTTCCGCACGTTCACTCGGTCGGGGCTGTAGCCGTGGTCTGCCCACTCAGCTCTCGCGATGTCTTCGGCCTGACCGGCGGTTTCGGCCCGAACGTCGATGTCCAGGTCGATTTCGTCGCCACCCTCGAGCACCAGGGCAGCGCAGTTCCACCACGGCAAAAAGGTCTTCGGTTTCATCTCTCGTTTCCTCCTTCGGGGTTTCCATCCACGGGTCAGGCGTCGATCGCCGGCCGCCGGCCCAACCCCGCCCGAGGGCGACGGGGCTGTGCCGGGGGCCGATCACCAGGCACCGACAGGCTCCGCGGCCCAGGCGGCAAGCTCGCGCGGCACGTCCGGTTCGATCGACAGTGCCGAGGCGTCGATGCCGCCGAGCACGATCTCGTCGCGAGCCGCCGCGGCGGCCACCATCCGGCCAACCATCGCCCGCACCGCCGGGGGCGGCACCGGCCGGAGCCGGGCCGCGGTGGCCTTCACGAGGCGGCCCGTGTCGCTCGTGCGACACTCGAACCTCGCTCGCCCGCGGCCCTCAAGCCGCCGGAGCACCGTCACCTCGGCCAGCCGTTGGCCGATCTTCACGCGAGCCTGCATTCCGATCGTCACGCATTCCTGTTTCATCGCTCGTTTCCTCGTTCTAGGGGTCGTCGTTCCGCCGGTCGGGGGCAACGTGCCACCGACCGGAATATCGTCTTGTGTAGCCTACTGGTCGATGTTTTCAGGAGTGGCGCCGCCGCCATCGCAGAACGCGAATGCGCCCGGATCGCGAGCGATCGCGCAGACCGTCGCGACGTCGAAGCCGTTTTCGCGAATGATCCTGCGAGCCTCGAGGATCGACCGCGCCGCCTGTACCCGCTCGCCAGCAGCACTGTTGAAGGGGTTCGCGAGATACCAGGCCCAATCTTGCCGGCCGTGGTGCCGCATGACGTGGCGGCGGGTTTGCTGGAGATCGGCCAGTCGATCCATGCGGCTTTTGATCTCACGCATGACGATGGCGGGGATCGTCGCTGGGTTTTTCATAATCTCGTTTCCTCGTTCGGGGTTATCGTTTCCACGGCCGGGGTCTGCCGGCCACGTCTGAAGGATAGCATCGGCACGGCGTGAGTCAAGTATAAAACAATTTCTGCGGTTTTCGCGTGAATTGTTACGATCGGGGGATCGGTGGACAGTTGGTAGCGTGAGAATTTTCGGGTTTCCACGGTCGGGGGTCGTGCTCGTTTCCACGGTCGGGGGCTTCGGTTTTCCACGGTCGGGGGTGCTGCTCGAGGATCACGCTCTGAGCATGACGTCGGCCCAGCCGGCGATCGACCCCGCCGCTGTCGTCGAGGATC